TGCATTCAATGAACATCAAACAACATACTTTTTATGTTCCTTTTAGAATCATTTGGGACGGGTTTGAGCGATTCATTCAAGGCAAAAACGACCAATACACGGGACTTGCTCCTATTCATCCGACTTTTGAGCGTTCACGCCTTACAAAAGATACGGATACTGGTACGACATTACCGTCACTTGCCGACCATTTTGGATATAGATATATGATAGACGGTGTCGGTGACAATGCAAATCTTAATCCGTTTGCATTTGCTGCCTACCAAAAAATCTACAATAACTACTACCGTCATAAGGCGGTTACGCCAGAGGTTCTTGATCGTTGTACTGACGGTGATATATCAAACGGCGACTGGAACGAACTTACTAAAATTCGCCGTATTACGTTCCAGGATGATTATTTTAATCTCGCTCTTCCGTCACCACAGGCAGGCGCACCTGTATTTGTAGATGCAGATGCACAGGTATTTCGTAATGCAGCCGACACAACACTGGACGGAACGCCTTTTGATGTCGTAATAGACGGTGCAACGGCAAATGCAAATGACAGCGTAGAAGCTGGTGCTTTGTTTGCACGTGCGAAAATCATTATGGAAGAAATCAGACGTGCGGCTCGTTTGCAAGAATTTCAAGAAATGAGTCAACACGCACAGACGTACAAAGATTATTTGAAGGCAATGTTTGATGCAAACTTGCCCGACTTCCGTGCGGATATTCCAGTTTATGTGAATGGATTCAGCCAGCCTATTGTGGTTAGTGAAGTTACCAATGTGGGTGACAACTTCCAGGGCAGACAGACCGCAAATGCTGGTAGTTACTCAACATCAGAGCAGGAAACATTTTTTGCTCATGAGCATGGCTTTCTTATTACTGTAGCGGCGGTCACATATCGTCCCTCATATATTGCGGCTCAACCTCGCCACAATTTCAAAACAGGACGTTTTGACTACTTTCATCCACAATTTGATACTCTTGGTGAGCGTGCTTTGTATCGTGGTGAATTGAGTGGGCATACTTTTACACTTGACGGTACGTTTGGCTATATGCCACAAAACAGTGAGTATCGCCATACTTTTGACATTATCACTGGAGAAATGGCGACCTTGAATGCTCACTGGCATCTTGGCAGAAGCATTGAACGTGACCCAATATTGACAGAATCGTTTTTTGAGGTCAATGACGAAAGACGTGTGTTTGCGTTTCGTGACCCTCGTTTTAGTCCTATTGTGGTACAAACAATGCATCACATCAATGCGGAGTTACCGCTTGCACAACTCAACAGACCAACAATTTAATTCAATGGTGTTCGCACTAAGGCGTTAGACAACAAGCCGCTTGTCGGAGAAAGTCAGCACCATGCCCCCCTCAGTAATTCGGGGGGGGTTTTTTTTAACAATTAAAATATTTAACAATGGATTTAATGCTTGCACAAGGACTTGCTAATGGTGCAAATACGTTAGTTGGACAAGGCCTCAACATGCTTAATTATGGCAGACAACGTCGTGACGCTCTTGCAGATTATAATATGCAAAATGAGTACAACAAGCCCATAAACCAAGTCAAAAGACTTACAGAGGCTGGTATATCTCCTTATGCCTCGTCGGGTCAATCATTACTCGCATCTGCCCCAACTCCACGCCCTGCGTCTATGGGACAACCAAATACATCAAAGCCTTTAGATATGATGCAATTAAAGCAAGGTATGGAACAGGTTAAACTATTACAGTTACAACAGCAGAAAGTTATGGCAGATACCGCAAATGTCGATGCTGATACAGATAATAAAAAATTAGAGTATAACGCAAATTCTGACGACTGGAATGACCCAAAACAAACTAATATCTTAGCTAAGGGTAAACATTTTAATTTGGACAATCTTATAGCTATGATCAACAAAAATGCTAATCAAGCGTCTTTAGCGGGTCAACATACAAGTAATGCGGCCGCTCAATACAAAGGTATTCAAGCTAACAGCGATATAGCACAAATAGAGAAGTTGTTTCGTAGTCAATTATTACAAGGTAAAGCCGATGTATTACAGGGACAAATAGGTATGTATAAGAATAAAAACTACCGTGACTCAATACAAAATTACTATGCAAATAGAGACTTTTCTAATCAATCAAGTCTTATCAGTTCAAATGCCGAGATTCGTAAACAAGAGGCGGAATTAGCTAATATATTACCCGCATCCATGCGCTATTTCTTAGAAAAAATGGGTGGAAACCGTGCAATTGGTAGCGGTATTGGCGTTTTACTTCGTAGATTATTATTCAGATAATGTGTGTAAATCCACAAACCAATCAGCAAGGCAATACATATAAATGCGGTAAATGCAGTCAATGCCATACTTCATACTTGCAACATTGGACGTTTAGGCTTCAGCGGGAAATGGCGGGTAAAACCGCCCTTTTCCTTACACTTACGTATGATTATTTTAACATCCCTATGAATAAGGGAAAATTTACATTACGTAAAAAAGACTACCAAGATTGGCTCAAAAGATTACGTAAGGCACTACCCGACAGAAATATTAAATATGTAATATGTGGCGAATATGGCACAAATAACAGCCGTCCACATTATCATATTATCATTACAGACGTATCGTTAAATGATGTTAAAATTATTAATGAAACATGGAATAAAGGACTCATACATTTTGGTAAAGCAGAACCAGCCTCAATAGCATATACATTTAAATACAGTGTTAAAGGTGCTATACAACCAGTACATCACAATCAATTAAAGCCATTTGTCGCTATGTCTAAGGGCATAGGCGAAAATTGGGCTTTTGAAATCAAATATATTAAATATCAAGGCATAGACAAAAATAAAAAACCGTTTACACGGTATAAAAAAATAAGGATTCCAAAACAACACTTTCAACGTAAATTAGATTCTTTATTAACTATGCCTTATTATACAGTACCAATACAGACAGGCAAAACAGTAAAAATGTCAATACCTCGTTTTTATCTTAATGCCGCAAATTACGATACTACAGAGTTAGGTGAATTATTTCAAGAAAAAATGACAAAAGATTATACAAATATGTCACATAGGCAAAAAGTTTATTATGATAAATTAAGTCCTATCCAAAGACATGGTGATATTAACAAAGAATTAGCAAACCGTAAATATTCAATATCAAAGGAAAAATTATGAAAACTAAGGGCAAAACAAATTATAAGGAAAAGTTATATCGTAAGGGTTCATATAGTACCCAAGATGAATTCAGAGAGTTTTGTGAGACATTTCAACGTATGCGAACAATTCAAAGTTTGCATGATAGTGGATTATCACATTGGAATTTAAAACTGCGTGTCAACGCAAAAAACTCCGAGTTCAACAAATGCGAAGCATAACCCCAAAAAAATTATATTATAGATACAAAAAAAAGGAGAAAAAAATTAGGAAATGTAAAAAATAGTAAATTACATTTGTACTTGGTTAAGCCTGTAACTATAAAACAGGCATTTAACAATTATTTATTAACAATTCAATTTATTTATTATGGTAGTTACACCATTAGTTTTACAGGTTTCCAAGGTTTGGACACTTGGAACAAATTCTAATCCTCCATATCTTGTTGAGGTATCGGAGGGCGAAGACGGTATTGATACTTACGATTATGCCTACAATTTGGCATTTCATTCTGTAGCTATCCCTGTGTGGGAGAGCGAACCAGGAAAAGCAGAGTTAACAGTTCCCGACTTAGCAGACAGCATCGAGGCAATGCTCGCACGTCGTGAAAGCGGTTTACCCGCTCCTACTACTATGTCTGCTATGCGGTCTTATCCGACCGACCCAGGCACGCAACGTTCTGCAGCCGCATTTTTGAAACAGATTCAAGAGGACGGAAAAAAGGAACTTGCAGAATTAGACGCTGATTATAAAGCGTCAAAAAAAGCGAAAGCAGAAGCGAAAGCGAAAGCAGAAGCAGAACAAAAAGCGTTTGCCGAATTCAAGGCAACGCAACAGGCTAAAACATCTTGATTATTATTAGCCTGTTGACACTAAGTGTCAACAACTAACAAAAAAACTTTATACCATGAAAAAGCCAAAGCAAATATTAAATCCTTTTTCTTTAACAAAAAATCATTTATTAAAATGAAAAATTCTAATTTCAAAACCGTAGTTCGTACAAATCCACGTCGTCAAACATATTTAACTGTACGTCGCGGGGGGACACGGTTAACATGACAAAGTTCTTTAATCATTATTGGGATGCGATTACAATAGGTTTTACTATGTCGCTTCTCAACGTTGAGTTTATTCAACAACTGTTATTATCAATTATTTCAATCACTCTAACTACTTTTGGTAAATACGCTGCTGATATGCAGATTCAAAAGTGGAAAAACAATAAAAAATAATGAGAGACGCAAGGCAAGAAATGGAAAATAACTTGATGATTCCCAAGCCAAATAGAGCATGGCACAATCTCAGTTATCAGCATTTAACAGCGATGAAAATAGGCGAACTTACGCCTATTGGTATTATCGAAACCGTCCCAGGCGGTCAATATAAAGTAGGTGCAGAAACTATAGTACGTTTACAGCCTTTAGCATCTCCAATGATGCATTCAATGAACATCAAACAACATACTTTTTATGTTCCTTTTAGAATCATTTGGGACGGGTTTGAGCGATTCATTCAAGGCAAAAACGACCAATACACGGGACTTGCTCCTATTCATCC